CAAACAACGACGTGTTAACTTATGAAAGTTCAACAAGTCTTTGGAAAAACAAAGCGTTTTCAACAGGCTTAACGGTAGGCACTACACCAATAACAAGCGGAACGGTTGGTCGTGTGTTATTCGAAGGAACAGGGAATGTATTGCAGGAATCTGCGAATCTATTTTGGGATAATACGAATTCACGTTTGGGAATTGGTACGGCTTCGCCTGCAACAACATTACAAATAGCAGGAACAACTACAACGCAATCAATAATTCCATCCGCTCATAATACTTATGATTTAGGAACTTTAGCAAATAGATTTAGAAGTGGGTATTTTAATGGAACACTTGTAGCGCTTAGTACTTATACAAATAATTTATATTTTGGCGTAACAAACTTAGGAATATATAATTCATTAGGTACTCAAGTTTTACAATTTTTCGGAACAGGCAATCTTCTCCTTCAAAACGGCGGAACTTTTACAGACGCTGGGTACAAGCTCGATGTGAATGGAACGGCGAGGGTGAGTGGAACAACTACAATAACACCTGCTGCTTTAACAGGAACTGCTGCGACAAGTGCTTTGGATATTTCACAAACGTGGAACACAACAGGAACACCTATTGCGTTAAAGGTGAATATAACAGATACGGCAAGTGCTTCGCTATCTGACTTAATCAGTTTGCAAGTAGGTGGAGCAGTAAGATTCAGAGTGTTAAAATCAGGTTTTTTCACACATAATACAGGTGGTGAAATTGTAGGTAACTTGGTTGTTGGTGGTAATAGTATTGATGCTTCTTCTCAAGTAGAAGTTAGAAGTACAACAAGAGGCTTCCTTCCTCCACGAATGACCACAACGCAAAAGAACGCTATTGCTTCACCTGCAAGCGGTTTGGTAGTTTACGATACAACTCTGGGTAAACTTTGCGTGCGTGGCGCGGCAGCGTGGGAAACAATAACATCATTATAATTTATACAATGGCTAAAATACAACCCGTAATCTTTCCTTTAAATCAGGGAACGGCAACAGAAATGACAGTTCTAATCTTGAACTTTACAACGGATGCAACAACTTGCACAACCTACTACGAATTGAAATCTGAAGAAGGCGCAGTTCTAAGCAATGGTAACTACACGCTAACCGAAGAAGAATTCGCAGCGTGGGGAACAGATAACGAGTGGGTTGCTGAGTGCGTAGCGAAGGCAATAGGCGTAACAATTATAACTTTCTAATAATGCAACTAACAGAGGAACACTTAAAGCAACTAGACGCTTTCATTCAAGAGATGCCTACAAAGTTTGGCTTGCCATTGATTCAGTTTTTCAACAAGATAAAAGAGGAAAGCGACACCGCGAAGAACGGCCTTCCAGAATAAACAAATGGCTAACGAACAGAGCGCTCCCAACTTCTTCGCTGTCGTCAACGACATGGCTAAACGCTTTGTCGAATTGATGCAGTCCGACTACCGCATGAAGCGAAAGGTGGGACGCAACTACACGAACGCGGTTGCAAGTGGTACGCTCGAAAAGTCGTTGTCTTATCGTTTACAAATCAAGGGCAAATCGATTAACATAGCGGTATACGCAAAAGGAAAAGCGGGACAATACTTCTTGTTCCGCGAAAAGGGTGTAAATGGAACGCAGAAATCGCAAGGTGCACCGTACTCATTCAAACGCGGTAGCGGAAGCAAACCCGCGAAAGGTCAAATGTCGCCTATGCAACAAGCCATCTACGACTGGATGTCGATAAAAGGAATACGACTACGCGATAAGTCAAGTGGTAAGTTCAAGAAGTCAACCGAAGAATTGAAGCAAACGGTTGCAAAACTGATAATGTTCAAAGTGAGACGCGACGGAATCAAGGGTTGGAACGCTTTTGAATATGCCTTCGAAAACATTTGGGACGAATACGAGGCGAAGGTTGTTGAAGCATACGGAAAGGACTTTAACGCAGTTTTAGAAAACGAACTAAAAGACATTTAAAAATATGGCAATTACAATAGAAGAACAACCGTACGAATACACTCCAGTCGGACAACGATTGATGATTGTTTGCAGGTCAACGAATGTGGCGAACACGGGCTTTCGTTTCGTTTTCGACTTCGGTGCGTTTCAAGTCAACGTGCAACCCAACGCGCAAAACAAAGGAATGTTAGACCTCGCACCGATATTTCGTGAGCAACTGCAACACGACGCTTCTTTATTATCCGTGGAAGCAGATAAGGAGAACACCAGCGTCGCGTTTATTTCTTGCACCATAAAAGAAGGGTGGCTCGTTGACGGAGTATTCACGAAAAGCGGTAGCGGAATGGCTGACATTGACGACGTGTACGCGTTCCTTGCTGAATATCAAATAAGCGACGGTTACAAACCAAACCCAAACACACGCTACGCGCTCGACGGCATCACGAAGTACGCAATGAGTGAAAGAACGAAAGACACGCACAAATGGATTGAAGCAAACGCACGCGGATTGTCCGCAGATAACGTCTACATTCCAACTCGCGTAGCTGACTATGGTCTTTTGTACGCGCCTTCGGAAACAGCATTGCTTGCTGATAACGATTTTGACATAGTAGTTTATTCTTCGTACGATAACGACGACGTTTTGATTGACACGCAGTTCTTGGCGTTGGCAGGCGACACCTCAATTGTTAATGTCGTGGGTGCTTTTTACGCTAACGTTGACGCGAATGCTATTGTTGATTTAACAGGTGCAAAATACTACACAATACAATTTGGAAAAGAAACAGCGTTCCCCGTTTACACGCCTGCTTCACGCGTGTATTGTTTTTATATTGTCGCTGACGATTGTCGCTTTGACAACGTGCGTTTGGGTTGGTCGAATACTGTTGGCGGTGTGGATTACTTCAACTTCACAAAGAAGTCGGAACTATCGTTTTCGTACGATCGTAAGCAATATCAAAAAGTTGTTGGAACATACAACGCTTCGACGTTTGGTTTCAACACCTACGACAGAGGAACAACGGACCGGTACGTCAACACGACGAAAGGACTACAAATAAATAGCGACTGGGTAAGCGTAGGTGAATTTCAATTGTTACAAACGCTTTGTCGTTCCAACGACGTATTCATAATTAACGACGACGCGACAATGACACCCGTTCTTATCGACACTCAGAACTTCGTTATCAAAGACGAAAGATATTCGAAATTATACAACGTAACGTTGAATCTTAAATACTCTCAACCTGTTGGCTTATGATGAATCAAGTGATACTAACGCTAACGGATTACGACGGCAACAGCGCGCAAATAGACTTGTACGAGAATGAGAAAATGCACCTCAACTACAAGTTCACCGACCTCACGAACTTCAGCGCGGTAGGTAGCTACTCGCAGGAATTTCGCATACCCGCAAGTGCGACGAACGTAGACTTTTTCGGTGCTATCTTTAACGTCAACTTCAACGGTTGGTTTGACTTTCGCAAGAAGGTAACGGCAACACTAACGGTTAACACGATACCCATTGCAAGCGGTCACATTCAGGTCAAGAAGTTATACTGGCAAAAGGGAAAGTTGTTCGAATTCGAGGTTGTGTTCTTTGGCGAAGTACCGAACCTTGCACGCGTGTTGAACGAAAAGAAATTACGAGATATTGAAAGCATCGTTGCAGGTGACTTGGACTACGACTTGCTTCACGCTAACGTGGAAACACCACCGAATGAACACACGATTCTAACGCTTTGTGATAAGTGGAATTTGACAGCGTCAAACGTTGAAGGGCAACCCGTTTACTCAACCGTTATTGCAGGTCAACCAACGTACAAACCGCTTTATGTGGGACACTTGACGCCTGCTGTGAAAGCATATTATTTGTTTGACCAGATACTTAAAGACGCGGGCATACAATGGGCAAGCGCGAACTTATTCGACATGCTCGACAACGTGTACGTTCCTTTTGTGAATGGTCAGTATTTGAATAGCACGTTAGGACTAAATGACATTGCGAGTACGTTGGCATACGCAACAACTCAAACATTTTCTTTTATACCAACAAACAATATCAAAAACTTTTATTTACCATTAACTGAATACGAAGACGCGGGCAACGATTGGAGTAGTGGAGTTTATACTGCTCCTTTTAGCGGTCAATTTACTTTTAGAATTTGGGCAAATGGAACGGCTACTTCTTCAGGAAGTAACTATGTAACTGATTTAATTTTGAGTTATTTTTATTATGTCAATGATGTCTTTGTGGATTCTACATTTAACAACTTTGTAGATAATTCAAATCTATATTCACATACTTTTTTAAAAGACAATACGGTTACTCTTTTGTTAAATGAAGGAGATACTTTGAAAATAAAATTTGAAGGTGTTAGTGGAGCAAATAACACTTCGAGTTTTAGTATTGATTTTGTAGGTAACGGAGTAAATGATTATACAGGAACGGGCGTTGAACTTGTAAGTGTTGGAACGGCATTAACTAACGACACCGTTCTTATGGAATGGAACGCTTTAGACATGAAGCAAATAGACTTCATAACGTCTATTCAAAAAATGTTCAACCTTGCATTTGTTCCCGACAGAACACTTCCAAACACACTACGCATTGAACCGCTCGTTGAATACATCGGAAGTGGAAACACGTTAGACTGGACTGAGAAACTCGACCTTTCAAAAGACATAACATACTACCCAACGACCGACCTTCAAAAGTCGAAGTTCACTTTCACATACACCGAAGATTCAGATTATTACAACAGCGTCTACAAAGACAATGGACGCATATTTGGAAGCTATGAAATAACGGAGAACGACTTCGAAGTGATTAACGAATTTTCGACAGGCGAAGAAAAGGTTGAGTTGGCTTTTGCTCCAACACCTTCAGCACAAGTGGAAAACACAGACGTTGTCGTTCCGAAATTCATTAACGGTGAAGGTCAATTCGTGCAACCTAAACCGCGCATCCTTTACTACTTCGCGGACTTCTTTGTAAACATGTACGACGAAGTTTCAACTGACGTAGTGCAAACAGCGGTTAAGTGTTTGAACAATTATTCTACAATGAACGCAAGCGTCGGAGATTCAGACCTAAACTTTGCGCCCGAAATTCCTTTACACACAATCATTGCGCCCCCATACGACAACCTTTACAACCGTTGGTGGCGTAACTATTACCGCGAACTTTACGACGGACAAGCGCGCATCTTAGAAGGAATGTTTGCTTTGACTTTGAACGACATTTTCACGTTTCAATGGAGCGACAAGATATGGATTGTCGATTCGTGGTGGCGCGTGTTGGACGTTGAAGGTTACGTTGTAGGTGAACAAGACATGACTAAGGTCAAGTTAATTCGCTTACTCGACATTGACAACGACTGCGACATTTTGCCTATCACCGCCAACCTTGACCAAACAATAAATTGGGAAACACCGAACGGAGATCCTGCGAGCGTGACCGAAGATTGTTGCCGTCGTTTTGGATACTACTGGAACTCCGCAAAGAACAACTGTTTTTCACAGCCAAACATTGGAACACGTTCATTCATAACAGCACAAGCCCCAACGTTAGCACCAACGCGCTTCGGTGCGCCTGTCAACTTCAACGGAAGCATAACGCAACCAGTTAGAACAATAACGACGGACTACGTTGTGACGAACTTCGACCGAATGATTTTCGCAGATACAACGAGCAACGGCATAACAATTTATTTGCCTTCAGCAACGACGACGGCAGGACGTGAATTTATCATTCAACGCGTTGTTTCTGGTGCTAATCCACTAACGGTACAAGCATACACAGGAGAAACGGTTGAAGGTAGCGGTAGCGTTACGTTGAGCGCAGCAGGGGACACAATAACAATAATAAGCAATGGAACAGACTTCAAAGGAACAGCTACAAAATAAAGCGCACGAAATGGTAGCGTGTTTAGAGTTCATAAAATTGAATCTTAAGACGCAAACATATTTCGGAAAGGTAGCTAACGGAAAACGTAAGTTGAATTTGTTCACGCACTACGCATGGAAAACAACGCGTATTTCGTTAAACGTCGCGATTTGGATATTTATACTTTATAAACTACTCTCATAATGGCAAACACGATAGATTTTAACGTAAGCACCAACGCGACAACCGTACTTAATCAAACGGCGGTAGCTGCTGAAAACACGGCTAAAGGATTCACGTCTGCGAAAGCGGAACTTCGTGCGTTAAACCAACAATTGTTGCAAATGGATTCTTCAAGTGAAGAATTTAAGAAAGCGTCCGCGCGTGCTGCCGAATTGAAAGACAATATAAGCGACCTATCGGCGGAGATTAACGCGAACGCGGGTAATGCTTTTGAAGGTCTTTCGAATAACGTAGGTTTGTTTGGTTCGCGTCTTATGGACTTGGACTTAAAAGGAGCAGGACAAGCGTTGAGCGGAATGGGTGCTGCGGTTGGTCGCATTGATTTTAAGACAGTTAAAGACGAAGTTGGTGGTTTAGTTAAGGGTTTAGGTAATCTTGCTTTATCCGTTGTTTCTAATCCATTCTTTTTGATTGCAGGAACGTTAGCGGCTATTGCTTACAATTATAAAGAGATTGGAAAATGGGCAAGTCAAACGTCACGCGAACAACAAAACCTTGCAAAAGTAACAGGTGATTTAAATGAAGCAACACAACAAGAACTTTTAAAAGGAGCGGAAAAAATAACGCAAATTGAAGTCTTGACAAATAGAGTTAAAGACAACAATTTAACCGAGAAAGAAAGACGTCAAGCGTTGGAAGATTTAGAGACAATGTACCCAGCGTACTTCTCAAATCTTAACGGAGACATTAACGACACCGAAGCGTTAAACTCGGCGAAAGAAAAGTTAATTGCAAACATTAAATCAGAAGCAAAAGCAAACGCTGCAAAGTCGTTGCTCGAAGCGGAATACGCAAAAAAAATATCTTTAGAAACAGAACTAAACGCAAAAAAAGGTAAGCTTTCACAAGAAGAATTTAACAAAGCTGTTTCAGATGCAAAGTTTAACCAACAAACTTTATTTAAAGAAACAAATCAAAATATAACAGACTGGTATAATGGAACAGAAGGGATAGGACAAGCTGCTGTTAATTTAGAAGAAAGTATTCAACGCATTGCATTTTTAGAAAATGAAGCTACTTCAGCAGTTTTAGCAAATGTTAAAACGGAAGTAAAAGCAATTCGTGAAAAAACAAAGGCGGCAAATACAGCTTCAAAAAACGCAGCTCAAACAAAAGAAGAAGCACGTCAAAAGGAACTTGAAGATAATGCCATTAAAGCAGCGGCAGAAATAAAGCAAGATCAAAAACTTGCGGCAGATAAATTGAAACTTGAACAAGATTTAATTAGAGCGAAAAAAGATGAAAGAGGAAAAGAACTTTATGATTTAGAACTTAAAAAAGAACAAGAACTTCAAACGTGGGAAGGTAACGAAGAAGATAAAGTTTTAATTATTGAGAAATATCGTCTTGCAGAACTTGACATAAATAAAAAGTACGACGATGCAGCTTTAGAAATAAAACTTGCTAACGATGAAAAGTTAAAAGCCGCAGACGAAAAAGCAAAAGAAGAAGCAAAGCAAAGAGAAATTGATTACAATATAGCTATTCAAGAAGCCGAACAAAAGTTATATGAAGCGCGTTGGGGTTTAGCTAACGCATCGGTTGAATTGCTCGGTACTTTATTTGCTAAAAACAAAAAGGCGGCAGACGTTGCTTTTGTATTGCAAAAAGCGTTAGCAATAGGACAAATAGTTGTAGACACTCAACGAGAAATTGCAGGATACTGGGCTAATCCAACGTGGAAACTTTCACCTGACGGTGGTGCTGCTCTCGCAACCGCTGCAAGTTTAGGCGCAAAGATTCGCGCGGCAACAGGAATAGCAACAATAGCAGGTGCAACAATAGGAAAATTTATGGGGGGTGGTAGTGCTGCAAGCGGTGGCGGTGGTGGCGGAAGCACACCAGCAGCAGGCGGAACAACAGCACCTTCACCCGCGAACTTTGCCTTCTTGCAGAACCAAGCCAACCAACAACCGCCATTGCAAGCGTACGTCGTTGGAACGCAAGTGTCGAGCAACTTAGAAGCACAACAATTAATTCAAAACCAATCTAGACTAGGAGGATAAAACATGAACAAAAAAATTAAAGTTATTGAATACGGCATCGACGACGAAGGATTGTTGGGCGTGTTCGCCATTTCCGTTGTTGAACAACCCGCAATAGGTGTGGACTTCGTTGCGTTAAGCGACCAACACACGGTAAAGTTCAAAGAAGATTTTAGAGGTCTTTTATACGGAGCGCTATTGATTCCCGACCAACTCATTTACCGACGCAACGACAAGACGGAAGAAGAATACTACGTCAAGTATTCGAAGGACACGATTCGCGCTATTGCTTACAATTACTTGAAGCAAAACATGACAAACAACGCGACAGTTGAACACGCAAAAGTGGTTGACGGTGTTTCGTTGGTTGAGACGTGGATCATTGAAGGCGAAAACGACAAGTCAAAGAACTTCGGCTTTGACCTTCCAGAAGGTACTTGGTTCGGTTGCATGAAAGTTGAGAACGAAGAAGTGAAGCAACAGATTCAAAACAAAGAAGTTTTAGGTTTCTCTATCGAAGGAAACTTTGAAGTTGAAAAAGAAATGTACATGAACGCACACGACGAGTTCGCCGCCATACTTGCCGAGATAAACGAACTACTCAAAGGCGAGTAAATGAACATCGAAGCAGGGGGGTTCTTAAAGGTCGAGTTGTTCAACGACGACGCGAACTTGTTTCTTCTTGCGTTGACTAAGATTACAAAAGAAGGCGCTGCAATGGGTTTTAAGACGTACGGGTTGAACGAACAAGAGGTGAAGGTACTGAATGACATTCTCGAAAATTTAGGATAAAAAAAACGGGGGTAACTACTCCCCCGTTCAAACCTAAAATCAAAAAGTAATCAATGAAAAATCGAATTACGAAACAAATCTACGCATTTTTCTATTTAGGAACTAAACATTTAATAAACACTTATATGAACTTACGAGAAAAAGTAAACGCTCTTTTCGCAAAACACAATGTAAGCCTATCTGCTGAAGAAGTGGTTGAGGTGAAGCAAATGGTTGAAGCGATTCTTGAGGACGGAACAAGCATCTACTCTGACAGCGACACGTGGGCTGCTGGTGTTCGTGTATTCGCTAAAGACGCAGAAGGCAACGAAGTCGTTGTAGCGGACGGAGAATACACAACAGCCGAAGGCGTTATTGTTGTAGTTGCTGACGGTCTTTTGGTTGAATTGAAACCAATGGTTGAAGAACCAGAAGTTGAGGTTGAAGTAGAAGAAACAGAACAAGCTAAAGAAGAAACATTCAACGCAGAAGTTGAAGGTCTTTTGTCTTTGGTTGCTAAATTAGAAAGCGAACTTGCTGACATCAAGAAGGCAAACACCGAACTTTCTGCAAACGTAGAGAAGTTGAGCGCGCAACCTGCCGCTACTTCAATCAAAGAGGTTAAACAATCAAAAGTAAGCGCACCTGCTAAATCTTACAACAAGATGAGCGCAGAAGAACGCTTCTTATTTCACTTAAAAAAATAAAAAAACACAATAAAAAATGGCTACTACCACTTCATTAACTACGACCTACGCAGGTCGCGAAGCAGCAGGATACATCCGCGCTGCATTCTTAAGCAACGAATCACTTACTGCTCTTACTTTCAAAGAAAACATTGAGTACAAGCAAGTTGTTCGTAAATTAGTTGACTCTATCACTTTTGCAAACGCAACTTGTGACTTCACTCCAACTGGAACAGTTACTCTTACAGAGCGTATCTTGACTTTGGAGAAATTTCAAGTTCACAGACAAATGTGTAAGAAAGATTTTTTAACGGATTGGGAAAATTCCTCAGAGCAAAACGGACAACTTCACGCTTCATTGACTGACGCTATCATTGCTAACGTTTTAGCAGGTGTTGCAGCTCGCAACGAAGTTTTAATCTGGCAGGGTGTTAACGCAACTGCAGGTCAGTATGACGGTTTCGAGACTTTGTTCTTAGCTGACGGTGACGTTCTTGACGTTGCTTCACCTGAAGCTATCACTTCTACTAACGTAATCGAGGAAATGGGCAAACTTGTTTTAACACTTCCAACACGCGTACGTCGTGCAACTGAGAAGCCTGTTATCGCAGTTTCTTCAAATGTTGCTGAAGCATACAGAAGCGCAATCTTAGGTCTTGGTGGTGGATACTACCTTTATCAAGGAGAATCAGTTGTAATGAACTGGCAAGGACAGTACGACGTTATTGAATGTCCCGGTATGTCCGACGACACAATGGCGTTTTACCAAAAGAGCAACCTATGGTTCGGTACTAACTTACTTGACCAATGGAACAACGTAGCAGTTTTGGATATGTATGCACATGACCTTTCTGACAACGTTCGTTTCGCAGCAAGTTTCTTCGCAGGTGTACAATACGGTTTCGGTAACGAAATCGCGTTCTACCAATATACTGCCTAATCTCAACCATTCTAACCCTTGCATAAACAGAGGTAGCGGCTAAACACCGCTCCTCTTTTGTGCTAATAAAAACATTAATAATATGGCATGTGAATTAAGTATTGGATTTACCCTCGATTGCAAATCTGGAATTGGCGGTATTAAGCAAATCGTTTTGTTGGATCAAAATTTAGTTACAGGTATAACCTTAGATGGCTCAGAAATAATCACAGCAATTGCTGGCCCAACAGATGCAGATTTGTACACTTACGAATTACCAACTCAAACAGGTTCTTTCGAAGAAACAATCAACTTCAACCGTGATGCAGGAACTATTTTTTACACGCAGACGGTAAACGTTATGTTGCAGAAATTGTCAAGCGCGAAGCGTCTTGAATTACAAAGCGTTGCACAAGCTCGCGTTATTGTATTTGTTAACGATTCAAATGACAATTGGTGGGCTGTTGGTTACGAATACGGAGCAGACCTTTCTACTGCAACAGCAGCGACAGGAACTGTTTTAGGCGACGCCAATGGTTTCACGCTTGCCTTCACTCACGAAGCTGCAAAGAGAGCGTACAAATTGAGCGGAACACCTGCTTCAGTTGTAGCGTAATCAAAAAACTTTTACACATAGAGGGGCAAAGCGTCCCTCTGTGATGTAATTTCAACGAACAAATAAAAGGATAGAATGGTTTATTTGAATACAAATACGGCGAATCAAGACGCGTGGCTTTCGTTAGACGAAGGACGGCAATATTTCAACGTTGCATTCACTTACTACCTTCTTGTTTTGACCTACGAAATGACAGGCGAACAACTTGCTCAAGTCGTTGAGGTTATAAATGAAAACGAACGTGTCACAAAGATACGTTTGACAACAGTTGGTCTTGTCGACGCTGGTAAATACAAGTACGACGTGTACGGACAAAACAGCGACGACAATTTAGATCCAACAGACGCTTCCGTAGTTGGACTTGTTGAGCGTGGCTCGATGATACTTCAAGATGGAACAATTTACTTCGACGTTTCTTCGCCAACGATTCCCGTTGACGTAATTTATACAGGTGCATAAAATGGAAAATAATATACAAGCAATAAACCTTTCAATGTACCAACCAGTTGAAGCGGTTGAAAAAGAAAACCGCAGCGGTTGGATTGACTACGGTTTCAACAATCTTTTTCCTCAACACCTAATCACGCTTTATTACAACAGTCCTATTCACAACGCATTGACGAACTCAATTGCTTACATGATTGAAGGACAAGGAACGGGAACGATTCTCGACAATGCTTTGCAAGGTATCGCGTTCGACTTAAAACTTCAAGGTGCGTTTGTTGCCGAAGTGATATGGTCAATGGACTTCACACGCGTTGTAAAAATCAATCACTTACCGTTTGAGAACTGTCGCCTTGCATACGACAAAGAAGAAGATGATATTACTGGTATTTGGTATTCAAAAGACTGGGCTAACTCACGCAGCAAAAAGGGAAAGCCCGAATTTATTCCCGCGTTCAATCCTTCACAAGCGGAAGAACAGCCGCGTCAAGTAATTTACGCACACGGCATGATGGCGGGTTCTTCGTACTACGCGAAACCTGACTACTTCGGCGCGTTGAACTACGTTGAATTGTCTTATCAAATGGGACTATACCACGTTAACAATATCTTGAACGGATTATTTCCTTCATTCATTATAAACTTCTTAAACGGCATTCCGCAGAAAGAGGAACGCGAGGCAATACGTCGCGAATGGGAAGAACGATTGAGCGGTGCAAGTAACGCAGGTAAGTTCTTGATGACCTTCAACGAAGATCCAACACGCGCTCCTTCAATCGAATCGTTTCCACTTTCCGACGCTGACAAACAATATCAGTTCTTAAGCGAAGAAACAGCGAAGCAAATCATGGTTGGACACCGCGTTGTGTCGCCATTGATTCACGGCATACGCGACACGACAGGCTTCGGTTCGAACAAAGACGAAATGATTGTGGGTATGGAAATTTTTAACACGCAAGTTATTAAGCCATATCAAAGAATAATCGAAGACGTGTTCACCCCGATTTTAGGCAACGTTGAAATACAAATGAATACTGTATTCGAAGACGGTGTTGCAATCGATTCTAACGCGCCTATTGAAGTTATAGATACACCTACAACAACAGATCCAAACGCAATAACTGAAAAGGTAAGCGACGTAACTTATAACGGAGCGCAAATCGCGAGTGCGTTAGAGATTGTTGCAGCGGTTGGATTAGGAACATTGACGCAAGAACAAGCAATTGTTTTCTTAGTTCAATTCTTAGGTCTTGACGTGGACGTTGCGAAGTCAATGTTTCAAACAGGCGGTGACGCGGTGGCTAAATTGTCCGCTCAAAAAAAAAAAGTTGTAGCGAAGAAGAAAGTTGCGGTTGCGGAGAATAAAATAAGCGCGGAAGATAGCGCGTTGTGGTTGGCTTATCTTAAAGAGAAAGCGGAATACGTCAACGAAGAAGAATGGCAATTGCTTTCGGACGAAGAAGTAACTAATCCAGAAGGCGAAGAAAGTTATCGCACGGAGTTTATGAGTGCGCGAGGTTATGACAACCCCGACGAAGTCAGTAAAGCGTTAGACACGGGACTTTATAAAGTTCGTTACTACTACTCAAAGAATTTCACATACAAAGACGGAGAAATTGTAACGCGTGACTTTTGTCAAGAAATGGTTGCGCTTTCCAAAATGGGTGCGCTATATCGATACGAGGACATTATTAAAATGGGTGAAAACCCCGACGTCAACGGAGATTTTGCTCCGAGTGGTTCAAACACTTATTCGATTTGGATTTACAAAGGCGGTGTTTATTGTCGTCACGCGTGGTTTAGAAAAGTGTTTGTACGCAAAAGAGAGAAAGGTCGCTTCCTTCCTAACGACGGATTGAACAACGATAGAGTTGTAACAGGCGGTGTTGCAAACGAACTGTTTCCAAAAGGCGAAGAAGCGGTACGTCCTAACGATATGCCGAATAGAGCATCATTAAAATATAAATAAACATTATGGCACTACAACCCGAAGTTCTACTCATTGACGAAAACTACATCAAGAAATATACATGGATTAACGGAAGCGTTGATCCGTTGCTTATGTATCCTGCAATTTATTTGTCTCAGGACAAGTACGCACAATTGTATTTAGGAACTGACCTTTACAACCGCATCAAAGAAGACGTTGTGAACGACGACATCACGGGCGCATACGCAACCCTTCTTGACAATTACTTGCGTCGAATGATAATGTGGTGGACGATGTACGAAGTACTTCCGCATTTGTACGTTAAAACGGATAACGGAAGTTTAGTCATTCGCACAAGCGAAGACACAACACCTATCTCACAAACCGACTTGCAGAACTACCGCGATCAAGCGCGTCAACAGGCGATGTTTTACACTCAAAGAATGGTCGATTATTTGTGTCATAACTCTAGCGACTTTCCTGAGTACATGACAAACACGACAAATCAAATATGGTCGCAAACAAATGTTTATCCGTCAAACGCTTTTGAGATTAGTTCTGGACGCGACCGCAGTCCATACGAATATAGAAGACCGGGGTTTGGATGGTTTAGATAACGAATAAAAAAACACATGGCTACAAGGGGACGAAAGAAAGACATGGTAAAGCAAAAGGTCTACGAAGAAAAATTTCGTAAGTACCTAATTCGAAAAGAAAAACAAATAAAAAGATTGGTAAATGAAAGTTAATGCAGAAGGTTACGCGCTTATAAAGCGTTTTGAAGGTTGTCGATTGAAGGCGTACAAATGCCCCGCTAACGTGTGGACAATTGGCTTCGGAAACACGTTCTACGAGAACGGTGAAAAGGTCAAAGAAGGCGACGTAATAACGCAGCAACGCGCGGACGAATTGGCGAAGTTTATCATTGACCAGTTCGCCGTTTCAATTACTCCGTTTATCAAACAACCACTAACTGAAAACCAATTCAGCGCGTGTGTTTCACTTGCGTACAACATCGGAACGGGTGGGTTCAAACGTTCTTCGGTATTCAAGAAACTAAATGTGAATCCACTTGACGCAACGATAGCTGATTCATTCCGTTTGTGGAATAAAGGTGGCGGCAAAGTGTTGAGAGGTCTTGTTAACCGTCGTGAAGCCGAAATACAATTATACTTCAAATGACATGAACACCGAAACCGAGATTCAATTGATACACGAAGAACTTCAGGAAATGAATAAGAAGATTGATAGAATATATCACGTTCTTATTGGTGACGACGAAATGAAAATTGAAGGTCTCGTTAGTAAGGTTCAAAAGCACGACAAGTATATTCAAAACCAACGTTTGCAAGTTGCTCGTTTGGGTGGTATAGCAACCGCAGCTGGTATCGTTGGCGGTTTAATAGTTCAACTAATAATAAAAATGATATGAAAGAATGGATTCAGTCTTTGTTAAGTAATTGTTCGAAGGTATCGAGCAAGCGAGTTATTGCTATATTTGTTGTAACAAATTTGATTCTTTTAAGTTACATCGCCACGTTTTCTGAATACGACTGTCCCATTGCGATGTACGACACGCTCGCATTGTTAACAGCAGGTTTGTTTGGTGGTACTGTGATTGAAAAGTTTACTAAAAAAACAAAGAATGGCAGCACCGAAAACAACACCTCGACTGATAGCTGAAGAAATTTGTGGTAAGTTCAAAGACACTCCGTCGTTAACTTTAGCAAAGAAACTATTTGCAGAATATCCAGAAGTTTACAAAGACACGGAAGACGCAAGAAATTACATTCGAATTATACGCGGTCAAAAAGGAAAGCAAGATAGAAAAAACACCGCCGATAAATCTTTGTACGACGCAAAGCCACGGCCATTGAACCCATTTGCGCTTCCGAAGTCTTACGCAAAAAAGCGTAGACACGTTGAAGTCAAAGGAACGAAGTTCTTAATTCTTTGCGACGTACACATTCCATATCAAGACAACGAAGCGTTAACCGTTGCAATAAACGAAGGGGTTCGTCAAGGATGCGACGCGGTTATTCTAAATGGTGACGCTCTCGACTGTCACATGATTAGCGATTTTGTCAAAGATCCACGCAAGCGCAAATTCAAGGACGAACTTTATGCGATGCGTCAATTCGTAGACACGTTACGCGGTCAATTTCCAACGGCAAACATTTACTACAAGGAAGGCAACCACGAAGAACGCTACTGGCGTTATATGCGCGTGAAAGCACCTGAGTTGTTTGACATTGACGCGTTCGACTTCGCGTCGTTGTGTCACCTTGATAAACACAATATCAAATGGGTTGACGGAAAGAGCAAACTAAACATCGGTAAGTTGTCGATATTTCACGGCCACGAGTTCGGAAAGCAATTCCTTCCTTCAGTCAATGTGGCGCGTGGGTTGTTCATGAAAACAAAAGTGAGCGCGCTTTGCGGACACCACCACCAAACAGCGGAACACAACGAACGCGACGCGAACGGAAAGTTTATAACCTGTTGGGGTGTTGGTTGTTTGAGCGAGCTTTCCCCGGACTACAATCCGTATTCAAAATATAATCATGGCTTCGCTATTGTGGAACTCGGAAAAAATGGTTACTTTAGCGTCAAGAATCTTCGAATACACGAAGGACAAATTTTATAAACCTAAAAAACTATTATGTTAATCACAATTATTTTCATTTGCACCGCGCTAGTTGGCGTCTTGTGGATTAAAGGCATCGACAAGATGGCTAACGAACACCCAGACTACAACGGAAACGACTTAATCTAACGCACAATGGACGAAAGAAAATACCAACCCGACGCACTTATTGTTGTAATTGCAACAAGTGTTTTTTGGATGCTTGTTTGTTTAGCGTTCTGGAACTTCAACCCGAAGATTCAAACGGAAATTCAGATACAAAAACAAGACAGTATAATTTATTACAACAGCGGCGAATACGACCGCTTGTTGCAAGAGGAAATTGATTTATACGGAACATACAGAAGATATGAAGACGCTCAACTTACAGCCAAAACGACCTACCGCACTCGCCGTGATACTATTCTTGTTCTCGATACTATTCGTAAAACTGATATTGTCTATTTAATCAATTCTTGTGATAGCGTTATTGCTTCCGATTCGCTTGTAATTAACAACCTTCAGGAACAAATAAACATCAAGGACGAAAAGACGAACAACTTACAAGAAGTCGTTAATGCTTATGAACAAAAGACGGTGTTGTTGAGCGAAGAAATTAACACTCTGGATGCTGAAAACAAAAAGTTGGAGAAACAAAAAAAGCGCAGAAACCACGCTTTAGTTTTTAGTTCAAGTGTCGCTATTTTGTCGACGTTTGTTCTTGCAATTTTACTTTAGATTCGTCGATATAAAACTTCATTGAGAACTGGATTGCTTCACTTAAAAAAGTGTTGCGACTATTCTCTCCACGCTTTTCGTCTATCTCGTTCCACAGGTCTTTGTGTAAGTACACGCAGATACCTTTCTTAGTTTTGCTCTGCGCCATCCGTTCCATTTTTAGCCATCATATTTCCAATCATTAACGCCAAGTAGATTTTCTCCTTTGCGTTCATATCCTTACGCTGTGAAAGTTCAAGGAGAATATCTCCTAATATCTTTCCTTGTTGGAAGTACGTCGCCATTGAATTAACAATTTCGCGTTCTCTGTCGTGAGTCATTTTCAAAGACTCGTATAGTGGTGTTTGTTTCATAGTTTTTCTATTTCATTTAAAACTTCTTTCCAATTATCTGACGAATAATTAATCTTGTAAAATTCATGTTCATCAGCTAAATAATCTACTGCAATTAAAGCGCATTGCTTTGCATAGTCATATTGTTTTTCAGTATAAGGATAATTGTTTCGCAAGTAAACTAAATATCTATTGTATAATAAAAGTGCTGTGTCTTTTGCTTCCATTGTGCTAATATATGCTAAATTATTTTATCCGACAACATATTGTCC